GCAAGAGCATTGGCAAATGATACAGGAGCAATAACAGATACAACTGGTAAAGACGGAAATTTCAGCGAAGTAAAGCTGGGTGACATAGAAGTTAAGTACAACACAGAAAGTCAGGGATCAGGAGCTATAAATAACATTATGGACGTTTACCCGTGGTTACAAACTTATCTTGGAGCGTATATGCTTGGTGGGGCAGGAACTTTCCAACTTAGGGCGGTTAGAGGATAATGGCAGGACAACTAGACTCAGCATTTAGAAGTATTGCAAAACAAGTTGTTGCCCAACTAGGAGTATCACTAGATAACGAGATTACTTATATAAGAAAAGGAGTATCTAGTTATAACAACGAGACAGGTGAGTACCATACAGTAGATACTGAGTACACATTTAAAACTCCTATAGAGTTTGTGGATTCAGATGAAGAAAGTGGATTCCAGGAAAACACCGCAAGACTGTACATTACCCCCGATCAAATTGGAGATAGTCAACCTGTGCTTCAAGATGAAATAAAACTAACTTTTTCTGGATCAACTAGGTTTGCTAAAATTATGGATATTAGGACACTAAAAGGTGGTCAAGAGTACCTGTTTCGTTTGAGGATTGTATTCTAATGACTTTAGTAAATGCTAGAGCAGCTATAGAAACAGCTATACAAGATGCTGTTACAAACTCCGATCCAACTGTAACTGTAGTTTTTGATAACACTCCTTTTACAACTCCAGGAAAGAATAAAAAATATGTAATGGTAAACATTAATTTTACTCAGGCTACTGCACAGCCTCAAGGAGCAGCACAGACTTATTATCAGGGTTCAGTTAGATGTGGTGTAATGACACCTCCGAATAGAGGTTCTGCTGTTGCATCTGCAATATCGGAGTTAGTTATTACGGGTCTTACTTCTATAAATAAATCAGACTATACTGATAAATTTTCATGCAGTCCAAGAGTTACACAAATAGTAGGTCCAACATCTGTTATAACTGAAGCAGACAGTCACTTTTTAAGTGTAGTAAGCTGTAATTTTAGTGCAAATGGCTAAAAAAGTAAGACCTATAACACAATTACCTGACGATATAAAGGAAAAAGTTGAAATAGCTTTAGCTGAATCTGCATCACACATGATATTTGGTTTACAAAGTGCAGGTCCGTGGTGGACAGGACATTTTGCTCAAAGTTGGGTTGTGTCATCAAGTCCAGTACAACCTACAGATTCTTCAAGGTTTAAAGAAGATAGAGATAAACAGTTACCTAGTCAATTTAATGACCGACCAAATAATAATGCTGTGGACTGTAATCCACCAGGCAGCAAAGCCCAAAGAATTTCTGGTGGAGATGGTGGTACACCTATGGATCAAACTTTTTATCCTGTTCAAACTAATAGAGTTCCAGGTAGGCCAGAAGTGATTAGAACCTCCTTAAGTAATATTATTTACATAGGAAATAAAGCATCATACGCTGGTTTTGTTATAAATAGACCAGGAGCAACTATGCCTGATACAGCAGGAAATCCAGTAACTTATGAGCAACATAAAAAAGGTACTAAAGGAAGAAGAGGTCATACACTAACCTCAAGAGACCAAAATCCTAATTGGATAAAGGTGTATTTAGCACATGATGGATTTGTAAATAATGACATAAATATGGGTTTTCAATCAGTTGGGTTTAAGACAAAGTAAAAATATTAAGGTATATTATAGTAGTACAAGTAAATTAATTTATGGCTGACAAAAGAGCTATTGACAAGCTAAAAGAAGCATTTTGCGTTGACAACGTAAGCCGTTACATTATTAAAAAAGAAGGAGTGATAATCCTAGAAATATATTGGAAGCCTTTAACTATTGCAGATAGAGATACTATTTATAAGACTCTTCATGCAATGAACAAAGCGAATGAAACTGATAATTTGGAATATTCTTTACAAGTTCTTATAAATAAAGCCGAAGATAAGGAAGGTAACAAGTTATTTAGCGAAGCTGACCGTGCCAGCCTAAGAAGAGAAATACCTCTAACAGTTTTAACCGATATTATGTTTAAGATTCAAGGTGCTGCGGAGGAGGTAGATACCGTAAACTCAAAAAGCACATCTGAGTGAAGATAATTATTTGTATTTACAGTTTTTCTTATGTGAAAAGCTAGGTTACACTATTCAAGAATTTAGAGAAAAGGTAACTCACGAAGAGTTAATTTATTGGAGTTCATATTTAGAAATAAAAAATGAGCGAGAAAAGGCAGAATATGACAAAATAAGAAAAGAAGCACAAACAAAACGAGCACGTTAAATGGCCGAGGCAATTTACGAAGTAAATATAAAGCTAAATGCTCAAAATTTTGAGCAGGAACTTAACGCACTTAAGAAAAAATTAGAGAGGTTTACCAAAGAAGCTAAAAGAAAAAACGAAAAAGATCCAATATTTAAAAGAGGCAGAGAACTAACAGTACTAAAATCCATTGAAACTACCAGAAATAAATTAAATGAACTGGATAGATTCGGTTTAAATACAGACAAAAGACGAGCCAAGTTAAGGCAAGCTGAAGAGTTAGTAAATAAAGGAAAGTTTAGAACCGCAAAAAATCTAGTAAATGAAGCACAGTTATTAAATTTAAAAGATGCTGAAAACTTACGTTTAGCAAAGTTAAGAGTAGCAGAAGAAAAGAAGATGAAAAGAGAAAGAGAAATGCAACAAAAGATGGCAAGTAAGCGTGTGGGAAGCGTTATCAAAAGTGCTGCTATTGGTGGTGGTTTTCCTTTGTTATTTGGTGGTGGTATAACACAAGCCATACCTGGATTACTTGGTGGTGCGTTAGGGGAAGCAGCAAGTCCTGGCGGTGGATTTGCAGGATCTATTGCTACCACAGCTTTAGCATCTTCGGCAACACAATTTGCTAATAGTGCAAGAGAGGTAGGTAATGCGTTAAAAGATCCAACAGAAGGTTTACAAAAACTAAAAGATGCAGGATTTAAGGTAAGTGAATCCACAGAAAGACAGGTAGAGGCACTAATAAAAGCAGGAAGAAAAACTGAAGCACTAGAATTAGTACAAAAAGAATTTGCAGCAACTATAGGAACATTAGGTGTAGATAATCTTAAAAAACTAGATAGTTCTTTCGATGAATTAGATGACGCAGTTGCAAAAATGGTTTTATCCTTCCAGGCTGATTTAGCTCCTGCATTTGTAGCAATTATTGATTTAGCGAAGAAATTTGTAGACTCTGTAGGTATGCAAAGGATAAGAAAGAAGGCAAGAGATTTAGACCAAGACGCATTTAGAGAAGCAGAGAAAAAGGCAACAGAGGCAGCCAGAAAAGTAAATCCTAATCAATTTATGGGTGGTATATTTTTTGATTCTCAGAAAGGTGTAGCAGCAGATGAGTATTACAGAGTTTTAAATGAAGAATCTAAAAAAATAGTACAAAAGAATTTACCAAACTTTTTAGGAGTTCCAACCACAGATGGAACTGGAAGTGGAGATCCTTTTGATATTAATTTAGAAAAAACTAAGTTAGAAAAACTTGTAAAACAAACAGAACATTATGAAAGAATATTAGAAGTAGGCTTTCAACAGGCAGAATTAGAAAAACAAATTGCAGAATTTAAAGAGTCAGCTTCAGAGGCAGAGTTAGAAAAGATAAAGAACGGAGAAATAGACATAAAACAACTTATTGCACAAAATCAAGAGGCAGAACAACTTGTTAAAAATGCAGAATTGGTAAGAGATGCGTTCAAGGATTTAACAACAAATATAGCTACAGATTTAGCCGATGGAATACAAGGATTAATTCGTGGAACGTCCACTTTAAATGACGTATTAAGTAGTGTTCTTAATAAAATGATAGATGCTGCGTTTAATATGGCTTTCTTTGGTAATGCAGGTGGAAGTATGACTAAAGGCATGGGTTTATTTGGGAATTTATTTGGAGGTTTTTTATCTACAGGAGGAAGAGCAAAAGGTGGAAAGTCTTATATTGTAGGAGAGCAAGGTCCAGAATTGTTTACTCCAGGTGTGAGTGGTACAGTATCTCCTAATAGTGCTCTTGGAGGTTCAACTAATGTGGTTGTAAATGTAGATGCTTCTGGATCGAATGTTGAAGGTGATGAACAAGGAGGAAGAGAACTCGGTCGTGTTATCTCAGCAGCAGTACAATCTGAAATATTAAATCAAAAAAGACCTGGAGGTTTACTTGCATAATGGCTACCTTTCCTTCTATTGCTCCTAAATATGGACAACAAAAAAGATCCGCACCAAAAACTAGAACAGTACGTTTTGCTGACGGATATGAGCACAGAATCCTATTTGGATTAGCAGAGCACCAAAATCCAAAAACATTTAATTTCACCTTTGAAGTATCAGAATCAGATGCAGATACAATAGAAACTTTTCTTGATGCGAGGGCAAATGATAGTGCCAGCTTTACTTTTACACCACCTGGAGAAGCAAGTTCTTCTCAGTTTGTCTGCGAGGCATGGAGTAAATCAATTCCATATTTAAACAGAGCTACGATACAGGCAACATTTAGGGAGGTGTTTGAACCATGAGTACTGGTCCTGTTTTCAGTGAAGTTCAAAAGATAAATCCTTCAGCAATTATTGAACTTTTTGTATTACAGCTAGACACAGCATTACATGGTGCGAATACTATTTATAGATTTCATGCAGGATCAAACTTAAAT